GCCTATTATGAATAATTATTTTTATTCTTTTTTTATTCTAATATAGAAAGATTTTTATATTTAGTGAGAAAGGAGTTTTGATTTTTTTATGTTATATGATAAGCGTTATGAAGATAATATCGTATTAAAAAAAGAAGCATTTCAAAATCTTTTAACTCATATTAAAAATTATCCAATTGTTGATATTGATTATGTTGAAGAAAAAGATGTTGACGTTCTCCATAAAGATAAAATTTGGCCTGATTATACTGACTATACTCCTTGTTTAAAAATCACTTATGGGGATGAACGTACTTTAAAGGGTAATATTATTTTCGCTAAAGATGTTAAAGATGAAATTGATTAGCGTTAGAAAGAATTAACATAGCTATAGATCGAATTAAATGAAGTAATTTATACTTATGAAAAATATAAAAGAGCTTTTGAAGAAAATAAAAAAGCACAAAAAGAAAAAGAAGAACAAATTACTCAACTAGAGCAAAAAATGGATACTCTTTTAAAAAGTAAAAATGCTTATTTAGTTGCTGGTTTATCTTTATTAAATTTCCCTTTCAGTAGATATTATAATGCAAAATTCGATGGAAAATTATTAAATCCAAATTATAAATTAGATGATCTGATTGATTACAATGAATAGATTAGCTTAAGATATGAAAAAATTGATAAAAATACTATTCTTAGAAAAGATATTAATTATTATTTAAAAGATATTAATGGGAATATTGATAAATAGCACCCTTTAGATGATGCTGAGGCTAACATAGCTTTGTCTAATAATTAGGATGTTTTTGTTTTATTAATAGATGAAGAAAATGTCACAAAAACTAGTACAATTTTAGATATTAGAAATATTCCTTTGAAGTACCAAGATATTAAGTTAGAAACTAATATACCAGATGGTAAAAGTTTTAAATATATTACTTTTAGATATACTACATTAGATGCAAGTAAAAAACTTAATATTTTACTTGAATTAGAGCGTATTAAAAATAGTGCTTTTGAAGATAATAGTGGAAATACTAATTATGTTTTTACAGAAGAACAACGTAATTTTATTACAGAATTTTAGGACTTTATTAGAAGTTATAATTATTTAAGCTTTTTAGATAGTTTATAGGCTGAATATATTAATACTTTCTAGGGTTAGACTCTTACAGAAGATTAGGTTGAACAAATTCGTTTAACTCGTGAAAGTGAATTATTTAATTTTAACTCAAGTGGTTTAAATGAAATAGCAAATATTTTAAACGAAATTGTTGATGAAGATACTTGGATTTGGAGAAATCAAACCCATCCAAATTATCAAGCAATGTGGGCTTCTTTCCATGATAATATGGCACAAATTGCTATTACTATCACTGATGTTATTGCAAATAATTTAATCCGTTTAAAAGCCAAATTAGTAGAAGGCACTGACAGTTTTCAATCTCAAATTATTCGTTTACAGGATAAAATTGCATGGACTAAATAGCGTATTGCTAATTTAGAAGAATAGATTCTTAATTAGGCCGGCGATAGAATTTTATATGGTTATAAATATGTAAAATTAGGTACTAATGTAAAATGGGATAAAACAGAACCAGGCAATAGGGAAGATTTTCTTGTTGGCAATTTTGATTCAGCTACATTAAAAAGTGCCCGCAATCCATAGACTAATTTAATTACAACATAGGAAAATTATCATTAGGCTTCTGGAACTTTTAGAGTTAGTCTTAATGAAATGGTATATGAAGTTCCTATTAAAGGATTTGGTGGTGGCGAAGGCCATATTTCAAATCAGGATATTTATATTCGTACTCAAGCAACTAAAAGAGGAAATGTTACTACGGGCGGCAATATAAATATGCTTGGTAACATTTTAGCTTCTGGGAATATTATTACTAACAATGGCAATATTTATGCTAGTGGTGGTTCTATTGGTGCTGCTATGTATTTAGCTGTGCGAGGATATCCTGTAGATACCAATGGAGTTAGTACAAATATTTATAATCCAAGTGATACAGCTGGTCTTTGGTATGATGGAAGTGCTGGGAATAGAATACTACATACTTGGAATATTAGTGATGATGAAAATAATGTTAAATTAGGAACATATCAATTAGCTTTAATAAATGGAGAAAATTCTGTTGGACTCAGAAATGAAAATAATGTTTTAGAAGCTCGAAATATTCCATCTGATGATGAATATGTAGATTTTAAAGCAAGAAATATTTATACCACAGAAGGTTTAAGTGTAAATGGTGAAACCATTTTAAAAGGAAAATTAACAGCTCAAGATAGTATTATTTGTGAGAAAAATTTAACTATTAATGGAGATTCTTTACTTAAAGGCGAAACAAATTTTGATGGTAAAGTTTATGCTCATGATAATGTAAACATTCTAGGCATATTAACAGTTAAAAATTCTATTTTGCCAGGTGAAAGTAGCGCTTATGATATTGGTGCAAATAATAACAGATGGCTAAATGTTTATGCTGTTAATGGTGATTTTACAAATTTAAAATTAAAAGGAAAAGAAATATCTAATTTCCTCCCATCAGAGAAAGGATTAACTAGTTAGTTTTGGCGAGGTGGAGGTTCTGAATTCCCATCTTGGAGTAATGAATTAACAGATACTTTTATTCTTTCTAAAGATTCTGGCCCAAATGGGAGTGTTGCTCCAACATATGATAATAGTGTCTTTAAGTGCAAAGGAGCAGCTTATTTTGGTCGTAATATAAAAGCAAATAGAGTTTTTAATGCTGTATATAATGACTATGCTGAATGTAGAAAAACAATTGATTTAGAAGCTGGTCGAGTTGTAATTGATTGTGATGATGGTAGTTTAAAATGTGCAGACTAGCGATTATTGCCTGGAGCACAAATTATTTCTGATACTTTTGGCCATTTAATGGGTGAAACAAATGATTGCAAAACTCCATTGGCAGTTGCTGGACGAGTATTAGTATATACTTATTAGGATAGAAATAAATATCATGCTGGTATGGCTGTATGTTCAGCTCCTAATGGAACTATAGATATAATGACAAGAGAAGAAATTAAAGAATATCCTGATTGTATTATTGGTATTGTAAGTGAAATTCCTAGTTATGAATATTGGGGAACTGATGATATTAAAGTTAATAATAGAATTTGGATTAAAGTAAAATAATAAAAAGCTCGTATAACAATAAAAGTTATACGAGCTTTTTTTATTTTTTATGGAATTAAGATATCAATAAAATCTTGATATTCTTGTGAATGATAAAGATTATAACATTCTTCAAAATAAATTTTTTCAAAAAAATCATATTGATCTAATTCTAAATCTTTATTAGTAATTTCAATATTAAAAACTTCTTTAAAATATTGTTTTATAAAATCATTTGTATAATTATTATAAAATTTGAATAAATATAATAAACAATATTTTCTTATTTTATTTTCATTATAAATAGAAATATGTTTCAATTGAGTATTACAACAATATTTTGTTAAATAATTATATGTTGTCTAAAAATCATTTTTATTATTAAAACAATACTATAGTAAAAAAATAAAATCAATCTCTTTTGAAAATATATTTCCACAATTACGTCCTAAATACAAATAATCATTAATTAAATTACAAAAATTCTTATCATTAATATTAGTTTTATATTTTATTAAAACAGTTTTGATGTCCGTAAAATCTTTTGTTTTTAAATATTTTATTTCACTAATATATAATTCTTGCATAAATTGAATACATATTTTTTTTAAAGGCAAATTGTTCTATTCTTTTATTAAAGAATACTATTTTGATTTTGTTGTTTCATATTCTAATAAAAAAACATGAATGGCATATATATTTTTATCTTGCGACATATCATAATAATACATTGTATATTTTAAATTATTATTAATTTTATAAATATATTCCAATAATTCTTGATTTGATATATTTATATTATTTATAAAGATATTTTGATTAAAATTATCTTCATATTTTAAATTTGTAAATAATTTTTCATTATAACAATTTCGATTACAAAGACTCCCAAAGTGTGCATTCTAATATTCTAATAAATTTATATTTTGAGATGGAATAACTAAATTATTATGATATAATAATGTTGTATAACCTTGATAAATTTCAGTAAAACATCGTTCTAAAGCAATATTAAAAACTGGATGAGCCCCTAAAATTAATTGACAATTATAATCAGGATGAATTAATAATATTCCAATAACAGGGATACTATAATAATATGAATAATCTATAACTTTAAAATTAAGATTTAATTTTTTTAATAATTTACCTTTTTCTTTAAGATCTAGTGGTAAATTTAATGCATCAAAATTTAATTCTGTTAAAATAATATCATCTGTATCATTATAACTTTCATTCCAAATAATATGTTCGTAAATTTCAGAGGCTCCCTAAACCAATGCTTCTTCTAATGTATTTCCTGCTGCCATCCCATCAGATCCAACTAAACCATGTAAAAATTCAGGGATAATATTAAGAACTGTTTGGTCCTATATATTTTTAAAAGGTAAAGCAATTAAATTATTATCTAATAATTTTTGGTAATATAAATCATAATTATTTTCTCCATCATCTAATTTTATAAAATTTTTCTAAAATCTTTTAATATTTTTCACATAATCTTTTAAATTATTAATTTTTATTTCTTGTGAATTAAAATAAGTATGCGTTTTTTGATAATGCTATTTTTTAGCATCCTATAAAGCGAATGAAGTGCTAATGCCATTACAAAAATTACAATATCGTTCATATAGTTCTGCATATCCAGATGCTTTTGAAAATAATTGAGTCATACCTTTACCATTTGCTGTTAATATTTCAATATTATTAAGATATAAACCTAGATGGATAGACCATGTACCGATTTCAGATTGAGCTTCATTAATTTCAATAATATTAAAATTTTTATTTGTAAAAAAATTTTTAATATTATTTATAGTTCGTTGTGGGGACATATCTTTATATTTGTTATCATAATTATTTATATTATTATTTATCCCCATGTGTCTGCACTCCCTGATTGACCAACATTACCACAAGCGTTATGGCATCCAGCGCCAGAATTACTTCCACCATACATACAGCAGTCACCACCGCCGCCGCCACCTCCACCGCCATCACAAATATCACATATAGGACGATGACAATCGCAATCACATTGCGCGCAATTATTAGAAGTATTACAATCATTGCATCTATTATAATCAATATTATAATTTAATAAATATGATTTAATTGATTCTAATATATTAACTTTTGTTTCTGGATCATATCCAATAATATCGTTAGGATGAACTTGTAACTATACATCAGATTTTTTCTAATTTTTTATAGTAGAAGTATAAATATTAGTGACACCCGGTTTCTAAACATATTGAGGACCTAAAATTAAAGTGACTAAATCAGGACAGGTTATTGGAATATACTATCCTGGTGTTGTGACTGTATCAGTATGAGTATAAGTGCTAACAGTAATAGGAGTTACAGCAATAACTTTTAATAATTGGTTATACTCATCTACAGATATAAATTTACCAGATGCAGGTTTTGAAATAGAATTGATCTCTTTTTGAGAAGGCCATTCTCTACTTCCTTTAGTGCCATAATCGTGTATTTTTTGTAATGTGGCTTTTACAGTATCAAAAAGATCAGGAAGGATATAATCTCCAGTAGATGGCAAATCTTTTAGAACTTCATTTCTTCCGACTGTTTGCGCAGCTGTCTAGCAATATGAACAAAAATTTTGAGCTGTTCTACAATTAGGATTACTCATTTATCCTCTCACTCCTTCAATTTCTTCTTTTAAAAATTGTTGAATAATATCTGTAGGCTAACTTTGACTAAATAAATATAAATAGAATAGTGCATTTTTAATATAAATCTATCTAACGAAACAATTTACTTCAGTTATTGTTTCCATATCATTATATATATCAAAAGCGCTAGATGGACAAACTAAAGTATTCACATAGCAAGCCCTTTGAAGAAAACAATTTTTACATTCTTCTTTATGATCTTTAGGATTATTTTGAGTATTTAAATAAAAATTTAATATTTTTTTATGTCTTTCTGGTTCAATTCCTCCTGTAAAAATATTTCCTAAATAAAAAATATTTTTATTATCTCTTGAACACTATTCTTGACACCCATAGATAGAGCCATCATATCCAATAGCTCCTAGCGTGGTCCCTAATCCGCATCTCAAAATAGAATTATTATTTTCTACTGCAAAAGTGGCCGATGATGGTTCCAATAGTGAAATTGTATTTTTCATCCAAAAAGCATGTCGCCAAGAATGCATAGGCATAATTCCATTTATTAATTGATTTAATCTATATCCACTAATTTTATTTAATTGTTCTTCTAATACATCAAGCTATTCTTTTGACCATGGGTGGCGCTAATCAGCTAAATATGCCCAATTTTTAAATCCAAGTTCTTCTGCAAATTTATAATTTTCAAATAAATATTGGATAGTTTCGCTATAAGCAGTACCTCGATAAATAGTATTAGGTAATTGTTCTAATAAATATTTGACATTTCTTATTAACAAATCATAGCTACTTAATTCTTTATTGCGACATGGACGAGTATAATCCTAAGAGGCTTTGACTCCATCCATAGAAAGCATAACTCCAAAATTATGTGTTTTAAAAAAATCTATACTTTCTTTATTTAATAGAGTTCCATTAGTAGTAATTCCATACTAAAATTTATTTGGATAAGTAGATTCACAATATTCAACAATTGGTTTTATAATTTGATTATATTGTAACATTGGTTCTCCACCAAAAAAGTAATAATCACATTTACGATCTTGTGGAATAATTTTTAATTCTTTCTTTTTTTCACCATTTTGGTATAAATAATCAGCAATAGCTTTTGCAGTATCTAAAGTCATATACTAAGGATGCTATTCAACAAAACAATAACGACATTGTAAATTACAATCATCAGTTACATTTATAATAGCATTACTTAATAAAGCATATTCTGGTTTATAATCAATTTCATTTATCATACAATATTAAACTCCTATATCAATTTACGTTCTACTTATAAACATATAATTTATCTTTATTTTTATCATAAACAAAATGTATAGCATAATTTAGAAAAATAATATTATTTTCTGTAATCTATTCGTCATTATTAATTAATTGCTATAAATTATGCTCACTAATTGGAGTAAAATGAAAAATAAAAATATTATTATTATTTTCTATATAAGTTAAAATTAACTATACTGTATTATTTCTTATTTTTATTATATTATTAGTTAATTTATTACTTTGTTTATAAGCATCAATAATTTCTTGTAACCAATTATTTATTGTAATAGCATCATCATTATTTGTAGTAAGTCCAGTAGTGTTAATTTCTCCAGACGCAAATGTTTTTATTAAAGCTGAATTGAAATTACTAACATCAAAAACTTTTAAAATAGCTAATTCAGGTTTATCTTCTAAATCATTAAAAGAACCAGTTTTAGCAATGTCTTTTAAATGTGGATAATCTACTAAACTATAAAAAGATCCATCCTTTGCTACTTCTTCTAAATGAGGGACTCCATCAAGATCGTCATATCGACCGGTAGTTGCGACTGTTGCTAATTCTGGAATGCCTTCAATATCTTTATAAGTAGGCTTTCCTATTAAATCGTCATATTTACCAGTTGTAGCAACTGGCTATAATTTTGGATAATCTATTAAACTGTAAAAAGAGCCATCTTTTGCGACTGTGGCCAACTATGGCGTTCCAGATAAATCATCATATTCTCCACTAGTAGCAACAGTAGCTAATTGATTGCTTGTCATCATAGTCATCCTTTTTATCCATAATTCATGTTTCGTAGGAGTAAAAATTAATACTGGATAAAAATATGATGGAATTAAATCTGATAAAATATTATTTCCCTATTCTTCATTTCCTAAAGCATGTTCCTATGTTTTTTGTACTAATAAATAAGTATTCATGTCTAATGAAGTAAAAGTAAAAACAAAACTTTCATTTTGCTAACGAAGTCCTGTTAATACAATATCGCCTAAAAAAGTTGTTAATTTAATTAATACAGGGCTTTTATATTGATTTAAATTAATTTCTTGACTAGAATTATTATCTTCACTAACATTATGTTCTGGAACGTTAAAATAAATATCAATTAAATCTAATAAAAAATTTTCAATCATATAATTAGGAACACCATTTTGCAAAAGTTGTGTTGTATCAACTAATCTATCAGTTAAATATTTTAATGGTTCACAAGATGTATCCCTAATATCAAAATTATAAATAATTTCTTCTGGAGGTACACCAATCTCAGCAGTGCTAAAATCTAAATCTACGTATTTCCCTGAAAAAGCAACTTGTTCTAATTCATCTCTCTTTACAAAATCTGGCACATTTTCTAAATCATCAAAATTACCAGTTATTGTAATTTTAGCAAAATTTGGAATATCAATTAAATCTTTATATAAACCACTAGTCGCTACAACAGCCAGACTTGGTCTACCAGTAATATTTTCATATGGGATACCACCAGCTGGGATTCCATTATTAGTAGGTTTATTTCTTAAATCATTATAATCACCAGAAATTGCGACTGGAGCTAATTCTGGTAAATGCTTTAATTCATTATATTCCCCGCTATAGGCTACATCTGCGAAAGTAGGAGTCCCATCTATCTAAGAATAATGAATATGTGAAGTGCTAGTTAAATAATTTTTATTATTTAAAATTGTCTATATACGGCTACTTAAATCATCGCTACTAATATTAATAGTTGTCTAGACATACCCACCTGGTGAATTATTATCTAAAAATTGTTCAAGTTCGTTAGTTAAACGTCCCATCATTATCATAACCTCCTTATTGAATTATAATCAAAAAATTGTTCTAATTGATTATTTAATCGCCCAAGTTGCACTGGTGAATGATAAAAATCATTTTGCTAAATATTGGAGGAAACTGTTAAATCAATAGAACCCTCTTCACCTTCAAAACTTCCTATCATATCAGCACTATTAATATAAATTGATTCTCCCCACTACTCTTGACTTACTGAATTTAATTCTAGCGCTGGAGAATTATCTGTTTCAATAATTGCAAAATGCTATTCATCTGAGTAAAGGGTAACATAAGGTTTAAAAGTAAAATTATTAAATTCTATTGTTCCATAAAAATTAATATTAAATAAAGCATAATCTCCACATGCTTTAGTATTAAAATTTCTCATATATTCATGATGTTTATTTGCATCAATAGGAATAGTTATATGAGCATTTCCATCTGGGTCAACAAATGTATAATCATTATGACTTTTATGCATTTTTATAGTAAATTCTAAACAAGATTCACTTTTAGGATTAGAATAAAATCTAATAGAATTTGTATCTGAAAGAACTTTAATAGAAAATTTATATTCTTCTGGCTATAAACCCCATACACCCTATCCATAATCACTCCCATTTGAAGTAACAGAATTAACTTTATAAGTGGGAATATAAAAAAATGGTTCTGGTAATTCATATGGTTGTTCCAAATTATTTACTATTATACCATTAATTGTAATACTGCTATCAGAATTAACATAGACAGTAAGATTCTATTTTTGATGTTGTCCATGATACCACTCAGGAACAGGAATATCTCCAATTAATCGGTGATATCCTCCTGGCTAATACCAAGATGGAAAACATTCTAATGTAGCTATTCCATTTGGGCGAATTGTTTGTTTACCACTCTATGGAAAATGGTTATACCTATCATTGAAGAAATTAGTATGACGTTTACCTTCTTCTCCTGGATAAATCCCAGTACAAGATAAGCAATATAAAGTCGGTCTAAAAGAAAAATTATTAAAAATTGTTTCTTGTTCAACCGTTGATGTTCCTTCTGTCCCAATACGTAATAATAAATGAGTATAAGTAGAATAATCTTCAAGTGCTCCAATCTTAGTAAAAGTAACATCTTGTGTACCAGTGCTATTTGATAATTCTATAGACGGTTTTAACTAATATAAAATAGGAGTTGTAGTTACAGAAATTAAAGAACTAGCTCCTGATAATATAGAAACAGAGAAAGCATAAGAGCCATTAATAATATATAATGGCTCATCAAAAGGAATACTAAGCCATGAACCTTTAGTAGTTCCACTTAAAGAAATACTTCCATCAGCATTAATTGCGATTGACATTGTTGGGCACGTCTCATCAATAATAATGCGAGATTCTCCAAAAGAAAATAAATTATAAAAAGGATCATCATAATTACTTCTAGTTGCCATTTATTTTTCTCCTTTCTTATTTTTCTTTTAGTATTAAATTAAGAATAATTCCAATTATTAAAGCAAGTCCAGTTGCACTTAAACTAATTGTAGTTCCACCAACTACTAAACCACTAATACCAAGAGATAACACAGTAGATACAATAACTAAGTTTTTCTAAATATTTAAATCAGTTTTCTATAACATTTTAATACCAGAACACGCGATAAAACCGTAAAGAATTATTGCTGCTCCTGCAAATACACAGCTTGGGATACTAGCGATAAATGCTTGAATGGGGGCTAAGAATCCAAGCAAGATAAGGATAATGGCAGCTGCGCAGGTGACAAGCGTGGAAGCTACTTTGCTAAATCCAACACAGGCTACTCCTTCACCGTAAGAACATATTCCTAATCCGCCAATTGAAGTACCGACTATATTAGCGACTCCTTCACCTATGAAAAGTCGTCCAAGTCCAGGTTCTTTGTATAAATCAACACCAATAATACCTCCTAAAGCCGCATGGTCACTTAAACATTCCATCATTGCTGAAATTGTAAAAGCAATATACATAATTACCACTGGGAGGATTGCTGTCCAATCTACAGAAGTCCAATGTAAAAATGCGAAGTCTGGGACACTAAATAATTTTAAATTGGCAAAAACACTAAAGTCAACAATTTTATAAATACCTGTTATAGTAAGAATAATTGCATATATATAACCAATTAAAGTACCAAGTAAAAATGGAAGTATTTGCCAAATTCCTTTTGCATAATGAGAAATTAAAGCAATTGCTAACATAGTAATTAATGCTGCGCTTACTCCCCACATATTAGTTACACCGTTAACCTAAACATATGTAAGAATAAATGGCATTAAATTAATACCAATTACAACAGTTACAGCACCGATCAAAGCTGGTGGAAATACTTTATATATCTTTTCTACCGGAACTTTTGTGAATATAATTCCAAAAATTGAATAAATAACACAAGTTGCTAAACCACCAATCGCTACTGCTGTGTATCCACCAGCCGCCAGAGCTGCCATTACCGGAGCAACAAAAGCGCCTGAACTTGATACGAACATTGGTGATTTAAATTTTGTAACTATTAAATAAACAATAGTTGAAAGGCCAGCCCCAACTAATGCGCCTGATACGGCGACGCCGCAAATATTTGCAATAAGAACTGTCGCTACAAAGACAGATAAAACTAACTAAATTGCAAACATTATTAATTTATTAAATGGAAGTTTATCATTAATATTATAAATCATATTACCAATGTACTCCTTGTCTTAAATATTCTAAATCTTTTTCTTCATAATAGTTTGTTAGCTCTGTTCCTTTTGGAAGAGCAATTAATTTTTTTGACATAGTTTCTGGTAACTATTCTTTTAATGAAGCTATTATTACTTTTACTTCATCTAGATCAAAATTTTCTAAATCATAATATAATATATTATACATAAAAAACTCCTTTAGCTCATATTTACATTAAGTTTATCATATTTTTTTAGAAAAGTCAAATAGAGTAAGAATATAATTCTTACTCTATCTTTTTTAATTAAATCTATTATGAATTTCTTTTAAAATTTCAATAACTTCATCAATATTATACACTAATGTTCCAGCTTGTTTAATTAAACCTGTCACATAAAGATTTTGATAACTATATTGCTGTTCACCTAAACTAGCAGCTCCACCGGCATCTTTCTCAGCACTATGAGTATTATAACACTAACGAGTATCAGTACAAATACCAATAATATACTTATTATCGCCTCTCATAATCTTTTCATGGAATTTTCCAATTTCAGCGCAAGTGCCAGATGGAAGAACATCACCATCAATGCAGGCAATCAATACATCAGTATTATCAAGACGAATATTATCGCCATTAGCAATTTCCTATGAACCAGCAAATTTCTTTTTACCTTCAACACCATTTATTTCAGTGTTCTCTACTGGACTATATAGATAGGCATCAGGAAATGTCTCTCTAATTTTATTAGCCCATTCGATATTTCTTAAATAATCTCCATAAAAGAAGATTGGCCCAGCTAAATATATATTCATTAATTAATTATTTCTCCTTCACCAATAGGGTCTGTATGCCCTTCGAGTTTTATTTTATCTCCTATATTTATATGATAAGACGTATAACATTCACATTCTGGATGATATGGGGGTAATTCAGGAGGGAAATCAGAATCAGTAACATGATATGTCCCCCATCTTAATTGACATGCTGTATTATGGAAACAATCATCTTCATCATCAGCATTTAATATTTCTAATTCGCCATCTGCTTCTAAAAATGGAAATAATTTTTCATATTTTACTATTTCCATTTCATGTATTGTTTCGGTGTAAGCAATAGCTTTTATTTTATTTTTTGCTACTTCTTTATCTATAATAAAATCAAAATTTAAGGTATTATTCTCAGTATATGGATTATACCATTTAGCTAATCTTTCATTAATATCAATATTATCGCGATTAAAAAACTCAATATGACTAGTTGGATAATTTAAATTTTCTCCATACATTTCACGAATTTTTCCAGAAGTTTCTGTGTATACATCTTCAAGTAATTTAGTGAGGTCATTAAGTATATCATCATGATAAGTATTGTATATTTGTTTTATAATGTCATCTTCAGAACTATAATGCCATTTTTGTACTGCATCTTTCTATAATAAAACAGGAGAAATTTTTTGTATTGTATTATAATATCCTATAACAGTTAAAAATAACTATTCAAGAGAAGATTCACTAATAGACAAACATTTATTTCTCATATCAGCAAATCCAATTTTTTCTTCCTCTTTTGTCATTATTAATTAGAAATATTTTCAGTGGTTGTAGAATCTTTATTTTCTTCAGTGTTCTCTTCTTCTTGATTAATATTTTCAAGAAAATAAATATCTTTTTTCATACGTTGAGCCCAATCAATTTCGCTAAAAGTGCTTTCTCCAATGTACCCACCTTTATTAATAACAAAAATAGCATCACTAATACTAATTTTTTGTTTATGAGCATTATCTAACTAAATTTTTTGCTCTTGTGTTAATTCAATATTATCTGCATGAGAATACATATTAACACTCAATACACAATGTCCTTCAAGGGCTAATTTTTTTGCTATTTCTTCATATTCGTCTTTAAATCTAGTACTTCCACAAAGTGTAATAATCATATTTGTATCTCCTTTTTTTCTAAAATACGACCAGTAATAATAATTTTATAAGATACTGGTTCATCATCAATAGTACAATCTTGATATTCTATTATTTTAATTTTAGGATTATATAAATTATAGCTATACTCAATATCTTCATTAGTTTCTACTATTCTATGAATCTCTTTAATTGTTACGTCTACATATCCTTCAAAAAGAAATTCTCTTAAATATTCAGGTAAAACAGCTGCTTCTATAATCCATTTACTACGTTTATTTGTTTTATGAATACAAGTAAATTTCTAATAATAAGATTTTAAATTATAACTATGTCCCTAAAAATAAATAATAATATCTGGGATATCTCTTTGTCCATATGATTTTTCTTCCATTTTATTTTTCCTTTAAATTTATAATTCGTTGATTTCTAGAGCCTCTCATAGCAAGAGTAATATCTCTCTATTCTTTAATAAAAGGTCCATCAATTAATACATCTATTTCCTATAATATATTCTACAATATTTTTTCATGTTTTTCAATTAAGTCTTCATAAATATATCCTGTCCACAAATATATCTTTATATCTGGATATACCTTTTTTACTTCTTGAATTAATAGCTATACTAAAAACTAATTGCGCTCATGCAATGGTTCTCCACCCATAATACATAAATTACGCTAAACTCCATTAGCATTTAGTGCATGAATAATTGAATTAATTGTATCTTGTGTAAACTCATATCCGCCATCAAAGTCCCAAGTTTCTGGATTATGGCACCCGGGGCAGTGTGCGTCACATCCTTGGACAAAGAATGTAACGCAAACGCCTTTCCCAGCAGCAACATCGTTTTTAATTATTCCCGCGTATCTCATTGTGTCATTTCTCCAACATGTTTTACTCGATGATGGACTTCATCTTGTTTACCAAGATTAAAAGCAGTTTTATAATTGCCAGTTAAATAACCAGTTACACGACGAAGCTATTGGATATGAGTACTTCCACATATTGGACATTTATCATTTATCTCTCCCTAAAATCCACAATCTAAGCAAGTATCAGAAGGAACATTAATAGCAAAATATGGAATATCATGATCCATGGCATAATTAACAATCTATTCTAATGCTTCAATATTATGGACAACAGAAGCATCTAATTCTACATAAGTAATACATCCAGCATTACTATATCCAGTTAGTTGACTTTCAATATCAATTTTATCGAATGGACTCATGTTTTTCCAAACAGGTACATGAATAGAATTTGTAAAGAAATCCTTATCACTAACATTTTTAATAATTCCATATTTTTCACGGAATTTTTTAAGAGCTGTATAACAAAGATTTTCCGCAGGAGTATAATAAACACCAAAATTTAAATGCTCTTCTTGTTTAAATTGAGCACATCTATCTTTAAATAATTGTTCAATACGCTTAGCTAATTCCATACCTTCAAAAGTGGTATGATCTTTTCCAATAAGAATTTGAAGAGTTTCAGCTAAACCAAGTTGCCCGATAACTAATGTACCATGTTTAAGGGCACTGATAATTCCTTCTCTTGGATGATAGCCACTCATAGTATTATTTTCATACATAAACTTAGCGCTAGATGGATCTTGTGAGCATATCCATTCAAAACGTTCCAAAAGCATATCTCTAGCATCATAAATTGCTTTGTCTAAAAGAGACATAAAATCATCAACAACACTAATAGATTTATATGTAATGCCAGTTTCCGAATTACTATGTTCATAATCTTCTGCTAAACCATGATGCATTGCTTTTGCCTCCATGGCTAATGTTGGCATAATAATTGTTACAGGACAAATATTACCACGGCCATCTTTGCGTTGAGGATTTACGCCTGGTTCTGCATTGATATCTGCTCCATTAACGGTGCGGCAACCCATGGTGCTAAAATATGTAGTTGGATCATTTTTATCATATCCAGCATTACCAGACCAATCTACATTAGCATAATTTGGATAAAGACGTTTAGAAGTGCTTTCTAATGCTAAAATGTATAAATCATAATTCGGATCGCCATATTTACGATTAACGCCATTCATACACTAAAAGATACCACATGGGAAAATAGAAGTTTTATGTAACTTTCCAAGTCCTTCAATACTAACTTCTAGTAAAGCACGAGTAAACATTCTACCTTCTGGTAAAGTACAAGTACCATAATTAATAGAGGTAAATGGCAATTGATTACCAGAACGACTTTGTAATGTATTTAAATTATGATAAAGACCTTCAACAGCTTGGTGGACTTCTTTTTCAGTCATATCCATAGCATATTCAAATACTTCTGGATGCTTCTTCTAAAAATCAGCATCATCAAAGTGAATAGTTCCATCTGGATGTTCTGGATCATTCTTTAACCATTTAGTAAAACGTTTCTATTTATACTAAGATAAATGTTCTACATAAACTAATCCATCTTCAATATGTTTAGTAAAACTTTTACGAATATATGGGACCATTGTCCAATCAATATGTGTAGCGCTTACTCCGCCAAACTATTGTAATGATTGAAGTTGGAAAATAACAGCTACTAATTGGCAAGCTGTATTTACAGATCCAGCAGGACGTACATCAGATTGACGAGTATTAAAACCGTTTGCTAATAATTCATCAAATGGTACACTTAAACAATTATGGTCACCAAGAGCATAATGATCTAAATCATGGATATAAATTCTATTATTTAAATGATTATATCTTGCCATATCAGAAATAAGATAATCAAGAGCATATTTTTTAGTCATATAGCTGGCTGCTTCACCCATGCGGCCGCCAAATGAATGTTCATCGACATTAGCATTTTGATTCTATACATTAGCTGCTTCAAGTTTATCCTTAATAGGAGCAATAAAATCATCTTGAACTTTTCTAGCTACTTCTTTTTTATATCTATAACGAATATAAGCACGAGCTACATCTTTGCGTTCTGATCGCATTAAATAATCTTCTACTTCATTTTGAATTGTTTCAACATCGACATCATTGTTAATATATTTTTTACCTATTTCAATGGCTATATCAGTAGCGGTATCATTTTCATATAACTAACCATCTACTTCAATAAATGCTTTATTAATAGCATCTATAATTTTTTTGCCATCAAAGGCAACTTTTGAGTTATCACGTTTAATAACCATATCTATATATTCCTCCACTAAATGTAGTATAAAATTTTCGTTTATCACTATATTTAGTTTTTCTTTCTATTTCTTTAATTATAATTGCCCCGAAGCATATGCTCTTGCGATAGCTTCGGCAATACGATTTACACTACCGCCATCATTATTAGTAATAAAACAATCTGGTTCAAGATACTAAATTTCTTCTTCTGAAAAATCCATTTCATCAGCTGAATATCTTCTAATAATCTCATGTATATCAGGATCATTTTCTCGATTAAGCTAACGCATTAATCTATCTTTATCTCTTGCTTCAACGTAAATTAATTTTAAATTAATATTAGGTCTACCACGTAATAATCCAACACCTTCTGGATTAAATACTCCAATATTTACTTTATCTGAAGTAAGATTATCTAATGAAGTCCCATAACACCAATCATTAAAAACAGTTGCTTCTAACATTTCTCCAGAGAGAATTTTATCTGTAAACTATTCTTTTGTTAAAAAATGATAATCTACTCCATCTTTTTCATGTTCTCTTTTTGGACGAGTTGTGCAACTAATAATAGGAGCAGCATCTTTAAATGCGGGCTATTTTAAAAGTGCCCGCATTATAGTATCTTTTCCTGAGCCAGCTTTGCCCATAAGAGCAATAATTGTATATTTATTATCCATTATCGTCTTCTTCATCTCCTTGTGCTCTTGTTGTTCTAATTTTTATTATATCATAATCTACTTCATCAATCTTATATAACTAATGGCCGCCAGAAGAAGCATATTTTTTTGCAATAAACATATCTTCCATTCTTATCCCTTGTACAATAATCATCGAACCACGATTGAACCAACTACGTTCTACGATATGTTTCTTACCATCATCGCCCTTAGCAGAAATCTATTTATCAAATAAAGCAAAATATTCTTTTCTAAATTTTACATCAACAACTCCATCTGTTGTTAAAATTGTTACAGTACTTTTTGTTTTATTTTTAGCAATACATGTGCCACAAATCTTATATAACTTATATAGGTTTATTGTTTTTCCTGCTTTTGTAAAACTTCTATCAATTTCTGGTTCTGGAGGTAAATCATAAAAATTCACAAAACCATAACGATAATTATCTATATGAGCTAATTCATGTTCATGATAATAAAAACATAATGCTTCCATTTCCCATGCTGAAATGGTCCCTTTTGCATATTTATTCCATTCATCTAAAAAGATTAATTTGTTAAAATTATCTAATATTTCATCATGATGTTCTGCAATCCATTGACGAAATACATCCATATGCTTTTGATAAATTTTTTCCCAATCTGCTTTTAATATACAATACCAATTTCCATTTTGACAAATTAAATCTTCTTTGGCTATATCAAATAAAAAATTTATTGCTCGTTCATCTAAAACAAAATATGGCTTTAATTTATTCGCAGGAATTGTTATCGCTTTTAAATATCTATTAAATTCATAGATTCTACGAGCCATGACTTTTTCGTCTGTATCTTCTGGAATTAATTTATACTTCATTAATCCAGCCATATTTTGAAGATTTACTTTTTTCTTTTTATCACATGTCTCCCAAATATACCAAGCCATGCATTCTTTTCGATCCATTAAATTATCAAAAGCTCCACCTTTAATTAAAGAAATCATAACCTATTTATTTGGTTTTACTTTATTAATAAAGTCTCTCGGAGACACATATGGTCGATGAGCTATAATTTCTTCAATAATATCGTCACCGACATTTAGCATACCTTTCATTCCAAAAAGAATTTGATTGTTTTCTGGGTCTGGAACGAAACCAAATTCAGAACGATTAATATCTGCCAGACTTACTTTAATACCAGCGGCTCTAATTTGTCCAATTGCTTTTGCTATTTTTTTATAATCAGTACCTTCTTGTTTATCTCCATTATCATCTTCATCGCCGCCTAATGCTCCACTATTAACAATTAAATATGCGGTATTCCAATATACTGGATAATAAACTCCAAGATATAAAGTTTGCATACCAATAAATGAATAAGCTAAGGCATGAATAATTGAAAATGAATAACCCATCTATGGGCCAGCTCCATATTTCCAAATATAAGCACCTAATTTTGGAGATTTCGCAGATGTTAATACTTTTTCTTTTAATCCGGGAATTTTAGACATTTGTTTTTTACCAACAATCTTACGAGCTGCATTTGCTTCTGCCAATGTAAAACCACAAATCTTTTCATCCATCAACATTCGCATTAATTGCTCTTGGCTTGGTGGAACGCCATATGAAGATTTAAAATATGGTTCAATTGCTTTTTGCTCTTCTTTTGTTAGTCCACATCTGTCCATTTCCATATACCACTGATTAATATTGTTTTTATAACGAACATACTTATCAAGTGGCATTTCTGCCCCTGGTTCACTTGCCATAAGTCGCATTAATCCATTTGCGTCAGCCATTTCTAATGGATTCTATGGTTTAATCTTTTTAGCTGCTTGTGCTCCAACAGAACCTTCAAATTGAAATACTCCTAATACGCTACCTTTTGCTAATGCGTCCCATATTTTTGGATCATCTTTAGGAATTACATTTGGGTGTAAATATTTATTATATACCTCTCTTAAAGATAAAGCTGGATTTATTACTTCATCTGCTTGAAGTAAATCTATTGTTTCAATAATAATATCTTGAACTGCAGTTAAAAGAAAGTCATACTTAACACTACCAGCTGATTCTTGGTCGTGTAAGTCCCATTGAGTCGTTAAATTCCCATTACGAGCTCGCATGATTGCGGCTTCATCGAAAATATTATTATCAAATAAAATAACTCCAGAAGCATGGATTCCTCTACGAGATACCAATCCTTCAATACCTTTCATAATATCTAAAAGACCTGGATATTGATTAATAGTATTAATAAATTGAGTCTGAGGCTTTCGTCCTTTATCGGGGTTGCCTTCAATCATATCATGCAAGTCCCATAAAAAACCTCTTTCAGATGGGACTAATGATGAAATATATTGCGCATCATCAACATCTATACCATCAGGATACTCTTCACTACGATATCCACGGCATGCTGTTAAAATAGCACTTTTTGTTGCTTCAGTACCAAATGTACAAACTTGTACTATACCTAATTCTCCACGTTCTTTACGAATTTCCTCAAAAATTTTTGGAAGTTTACTTGGTGCTAGGTCTAAATCAATATCACCTAATTCAACACGTTCATCATTAAGGTAACGCCAGAATGGTAAATTCCACTCAATTGGATCCAGTTGGGTTACTCCTAAAAGATAATGATTTAGACCAGAACATGCTGAACCACGGCCTGCTCCAACCGTACTGCCACATCGCCAAAACAGGTCAATATAATGTTGAAGAGTATTTGGATATGCGAACATACAAGTTTCAAGTTTTTCTCCAATAACTCTTTTTACTCGCGCTTCCTCTTCAAGTCTATCTAAATATCTTTTATCATCTATTAATCCTTTTAAAATTAGAGCATCAATACATTCATTAACCCAATATCGTTCTTGAACATTATCACTTATAAATAATTGTTTTAAAATTGGATATTCATCAAAGTTAATATGAATATATCTCCAGCAATCTTTACTGTACTCTTTTACTCTTACTTCTGGAATATGTTGATGTTTTTCAAGACTATAAAAATCTATTTTATTTTTAACTTCTAATGAATTTTCAAATATCCAATCAATATCTCTATCACTCATTGCGGCACTTAAATGTTCTCTTACCTCTTCTGGTGATTGCATATAAGTATATTCATAAAAATCGTCAACTTCACGTTCTTCTTGTTTTGAATTTAAATATGATTTATGGACATATCTATCTTCTTTTTTAAGATAATGAGCATCTGTCCCTACAACCATTTTTAATCCAAATGTATGAGCAACATTCAATAATTGTTTATTAACAATTACCTAATCTGGCTTTATGCTCGGGGCACATTCAATATAAAAATCTTCTTTTCCAAAAACATCAATACAAAAATTAATAAATTCAATTGCTTTACTATAATATAATTGTTCATATTCTTTATCTTGATTTTTTCTTGCTAATGCTAAGCCATATAAATTTGTAGATAATTCGCCACCCATACAAGCAGTTGTCGCAATTATATGACCTTTATATTTTTTCATAATTTCTTTAAGTTCACTTTTTAATGTTGGTACTCTTTCAAGTCGTCTATCAACATAAACATTGTACCAAGCAGTTGAACTTAATTCACAAAGACCTTTATATCCTAATCTATCCTTTGCTAATAAAATAAAGTGATAATATTTTTGTCCTTTTTCTCTCGTATCTGTAAGATAAATTTCATTACCTAATGCGATTGTAAAGTCAGGATATTTTTCTTTTATTTCCTTAGCGTACTTATTAACAATCATATGCGAACATAGAGCCTCGTGGTCAGTTATACTACATCCACTAAGCCCTACTTCAATCGCTCTATTAATCAAGTCTTTTGGATGATTGATACAGTCAATTAATCTTATATTTGAATATTCTGTATGTGCATGAACATCAAAAAATGTATCTATCAAACTAAAAACTCCTTTTATTATTTATTCATTATATTATATCA